CTAGCATAAAGTGTTTGATCTGGGACCCCTTTTTGTAAAAAAAGAAAAAGCTTTTTTAAAAAATTTCAAAATCGATAATGGCTCTGGTACCTCTATGCCCCGCGCACAACCTGTGATTGTGGCGCCAGCCCACGCGTTGAGTTAGCCTCGCCACAACCTGTAGTTGTATGCATTTATTACATACAACTATTAATCTAACAAAGTCATATAGGCCTTTGGATTAAGACGACTAAACTTATCCAACGCCTTCTGCATCTTGTCCCACTGCTCGAGTGCTTCATGGTAAAAGACGCTGTCATGTATGTCAGCTTCTTCCTTTGTTAAAAACTCACGTTCACCTGTGAATCTATTTCTTCTTTCTTCTGTTTTCATATCCCATATCATATAGGATAAATCTAACATTGTCAACCCCTTATTTTTTAACTCTTAACATAGCATCAATAAACCTTTGGTTCTCTGCCATCTTACGATCTATTTCTCTAATCTTCATTTCAGAGAATAGAAACAATCCAAAGCCTCCAACCATTAATCCTACTCCAATATACATTATTAAATTATAGTCCATTTAGTTCCTCTCTTTCTTCCAACTTATCATTGGATTAATACAAGTCGTATATCTTTCTAGAACAGTGTCCCAAAAACACATATATTTCTTGCCGCCTTGTTCCCAGACTCTGCAACCCTCTTTGTTTAAGTTGCCAACTCTGAATATTGTTTTATTATATTTTATAGCTTTCCATGAAACTATAAAATCTGTTTGGTCTTCTATCGTTTTTATTAGTTCTTTCATAATAAGGGTATCCTATACTAAATAGGATACCCTGTCAACCCCTTTATTATTTAAAGTTTGGCAGTGCCTGTAAATCTTGGTTCCACCTTAACCCAATCTTTTTAGATACATTGTCCAGTGCTATTGCCAGTGTATCTGGTGTTCCGCTTTCCATAACAACATCTTTTGCTTTTTGTTTAAGCTCTTTTAGTTGTCGTAGTTTAAGCCCTTCAGGTCTTTTCTCAATCTCACGTTGTGCAAGATCCGAAGCCCACTCGCGGAGCTGGTCTTCACAATCACGAAGACTTAATTCACTATCGCCTCTATTTCTTCTAAACTCATAATTGAGTTCCGCGTCTTTAGGTTTTTTCTTTTCAAAAAATGTTAGAGCTGTTGCTCTCGCGTCTTCTAACATTTTTTCTGCTTGTCTAAACTTGGCAATAATTTTATCTGCGCCAATTTTTTTAGATAGCTTGTCAACCGCTTTATCAGTTGCTTCAGTCTTAAATTGTTTTACCAGTAATTCTTGATCGTTAATTAATGGTTCAAATTGTCGGTTCACTTTATCTTTAAAGTGTTCCAGTTGATATTTAGTCATTGTTTTACTCATAGTGTTTTTTCCTTTCTGTATCCCAGACTATCCTATATCTAATATCTTGTCAAGTCCTATTCCTGCGCACAACCTGTAGTTGTATGGTCCAGTTTAGAATGGTTCTAATGTAGATTTTTTATTATATACACTAACCACCATCCCCAGCCACCGTCCAAGTGTATAGGATAATTTAGGATACGTCAAGAAAATAATTTAAGTTATCCACAAATTTATTTTGGTCCTTGCCTTATTCTTGCCTCATTTCTCCTATATACTCCTAATATAACAAAAAGGAGAAATATATGTCAGAGCAAAAATACTTCGTCATCCGAAAAGATAAATGGTTTGATGGAAAAGTTAAATTTACAATCTGTAAGGATAAAACATTCACCCTGGAAGAAGCTACAAGAAATTTATTAGCTTACGACCAATTGAATGATAATAAAGATTACAGTTATCACCTTCAGAAAGTTGACCCTCAATTTATGGAGGACACTAACCCTTTAGTTTTAAGTGAAGATATGGAAGTTAAAACCAATGGGAAGGCGCAAGAAGAATTGCCATTCTAACGAATGGTAAGGCTCCTGGATACGAGCCATGATAATAAAGGTCCGGGTACACGTACAGGTTGAACTTAGAATTAAAGCTATGCAACCTGTACTGATCCCTGGTCTATTGCCAATGGTTAAGCGGTTAAGTAAGCTGGCTGAGTTAGTGCACACAAGCTCGTAAACTAGCAATGGACCTGGGATCAGATCCGTTGAATATCCTTTCTAGCTAGGGGGGTATTGTAAGAAGACAGGTGATATGGGAATTAACCTCCGGTACCTGACTGATCATCCCTCCGGGCCAGGGTAAAGGCCCAAGCTGCAAGCTGCAAGCGTCAAGCCACAAGCTTGACAAGTGGCAAGCATTTATGGTATAGGATTATAAAGGAGAAATTATGAAAGTATTAGAAGCAAAAAAGATTGTAGAAGGATTCACTAGAACCAGCAAGATGCCGGGCCTGAGTTACAGCCTGCCAGCCTGGGAATGCAAAACAGGTTCCAAGCTTAGAAAAATAAAAGGCAGCGTCTGCAGTATGTGCTACGCTTTAAAAGGTAACTACACAAGATATCCAGCAATTAAAGCTGCACAGTATAGAAGGCTTGAAGCTATGAAACATCCTGCCTGGGTCGATGCAATGATCACCGTTATAAAAAGACAAGATTATTTTAGATGGCACGATGCAGGGGACGTCCAAGATCTAGACCATCTAAACAAAATTTTTACAATTGCTAAGGCTACACCTGCAACCCGTCACTGGATGCCAACGCGGGAAGCATGGATAAAGGACCACCTGGACAGGTGCCCTTCTAATTTAGTAATAAGATTTTCTCCACCAATGATAGGCCAAAGAAATGACAGCTGGCCTAATTCTTCGATGGTAGTAGAGAAGGACGCAACCTGCCCCGCTCCTACTCAGGCGGGCAAGTGCGGAGATTGCAGGGCCTGTTGGGATCCTGCCGTTAAAGTGGTATCATACGGAAAACACTAAAATGTTCCGACATCCTAAATATTACAAAGAGCTAGCCAAGAAGAGAAAAGAATTCGAAAGGCAACAAGCTGAAGCTAAGGGGCAAGCTGCAAGCGTCAAGCGCCAAGGTTCTCAAGATGAAGGAGGCAAGCATCAAGCTGCAAGCGGCAAGGTTCAAGCTTCAAGCCGCAAGCGTCAAGCTCCTTGATTACCTTCCCCTCATAAAGTTTTACTTGGTTAAGGGAGAGGGCCTTAACCATAATAAATGTATTCTTCGGATGTACTAGATGAAATGAAAATTGATGTGGAGAAAAGCGAACTGAGTTTCCTCGTGTTACTTTTAATTCTATAGTGAAAAACTGGCCAAAACTATTATACCCCAGTATATCAGGAGTCCCCCATGCAGCGCTATTTTCCAAGCGTGTAAATGATAATTTGCAATTATTTTTAGTAACGAACGTTTTAATCTCATGCCAAAATTTTCTTTCTGGTTTCACTACTACAACTTCTTAATTACCTTTCCCATTTTCCACTTTTCAGGAGTTATTGTGAAGACCAATCGATGAGATTCTCTTACTCCTATTAATTTATTTTGCAAGAGTTTCATGCCATTGATGTCATAAAATTCTCCATTTGGCAGAAGAACTTGAACACGTGCATTACCAGCTGCTTCACCTTTTAAAAATTTTTCTAATACTTGTCTTAATATCTTTCCAGTAAACATAGGTTGTAATATAGTCTAAGTTGTATTATATATCAAGTATGGGTTTACCAAAAAAATTAACAGAGCAACAGATGAGATTTGCATACGAACTTGTCACCAACGAAGGTAGGAAGACAGCAACAGAATGTGCTATCGATGCAGGTTTTAGTAAAGACTCAGCTAGACAATACGCAAGCAAGTTACAAAATCCAACCCTATACCCGCTCGTAGTACAATACATTGGAACTTTGAGAGAGGAGTGGCAAAAGAAATATGAAGTCACTTACGATAGACATATCGCAGAGCTTAGTAAGATTAGACAAGAAGCTCTTAAAAAAGGAGCGTGGTCAGCAGCTGTCAACGCTGAAGTTGCACGCGGAAAAGCTGCAGGTCTATATATTGAGCAGAAGATAATACGTACTGGTAAACTAGAAGACTTAACAACAGAAGAGTTAGAATCGCGAATGAAAAAAATAATCGACGACTATTCTCCGCTCCTGGAGGGAGTCTCTGAAGAAGAATTGAAAGAAAAAGTAAGACAGCAACCAGAACTGCTGAAAGATAAATCAAACTAAAACCTTTTCCATTTTAACAATACATCCTTTTGGAAAAACATTCCTATCCGAAAACAAATCATCATTATCTTCATAGGTGCCAAAGGTCCAAATGTTTTTCTTATTCTGATCAAACAGATACGCATGAGTTATCATAACTGAAGGTGTTAAACCTAATGAGTCATGAGCTGTTGCATGTCCGCTATCACCTGTCGGATCAACCCACGTTATTTTATAGAAGTAGTATCGCTTCTTTTTAATTATAACAGATTTATATTTTGATTTCTTGGCTACCATAGTGTTTTTCTACAGGATTTTTGCTTTTTGCAAAAGGCAAAAAGAATCCTCTCGCGTTGGGTTTTGAGACATCTTGAGACACTCTTGAGACATCTTTGAGGCAGTACTTTAGCTAGTAATACCAACAGTTTTAGTCCATTGAGACATTGAGACGGTATGTTTATCTTTTTTATTTTTATTTTTTTAAAAAAGATTTGAAAATATACTATGGGACGCCTCAAAACGATGGACATTCAAACTCCTCAGTGTTTCCAGGTTCCTGGGGCTTGGGTCTTGGTACATGATATTCCCAGTAATCACTCACTTTTTGTAACCATATCTCGCTTCTCGCCCTAAATTCGTCAGGATTTAGCCAAAATTCAGTCACATCTCCACCCATCACGCTAACTAGAATCATTCCAGAACAGATCTTCGTTCCATACATATCGTTATGAGCCATCGCATACGCAGCCGCTTGGTTAAAATAATCTTCGCATTGTCTTTTAGTTTTAGGGTTGTTGCTTTGTTTAAAGTCTATAATACACTCTTTACCTTTGTAGACTCCCACAACATCAGCGGTCCCAGCGTACAATCCTTCATAAGCTAACATTATCTCATTACCCCAGACCTCATTAAGATTTTTAAGAAAGCCATGGTCAATGATAGCCTGAGCCAAGAGGCCTGCTTCCTGACCCCTAGGAGTTAGATCAGCGTGACGTTCTCCAGTCATCTCACCTTCAAGAATCCTATGCATAATCGTACCACGTACAGCAGCATCATTCTTAATCTTCTCAGCTTCTTCTTCACCTACTCGTTCTCTCCACCTAGCCAAAGCTATCGCTTTACCTTGATCCGGAACTGCGGATAGGATGGTTGTAACAGAGGGTAATTTTTCTCCCCATCGGTATCGTCTTGTACCATCAACTTCAACTCTAGCTTTCTCAGGTGTTGTTATATATTTAAATTTCATTAGTTAACCTTTCTATATTCATCTAAGCTAACTATGTTTTTAGCCTTTTGATTATCGTAATGAGCAATGACTTGATTAATTTTTTCTAGTTTGGTGTGGGCGTGAGGCCACAGTAATAGACACACGTAATACGCGTCTCTAAATGTACAGCGCCATCTGTATTGTTTTAAATACGGAGTACCATCAACCCGTTTACCCTTACGCGGCTTGTCAGTTAGCGTCCCAACTCCTAACACTTCATGGACCCATAGGAGTACAGACTTATCAGTCATTGTTATTTCCATAGATAATCGCATACTATTAGACATACGATAACCCGGTTTTCCTTTGTGTTTCTTTTTCTTTTCCCATCCTCGTTTGATGTGAATACTACCTTCACCATCAAACAGCCCAGCAATGTAGGCTATTTCTGTTTCTCCAAGCATATTTTAGTATCTCCTGTTTCGATTGTTTTAAATCCATCGAAAGTTAATGCGTGAGCTATCATATCCATTCGATAAGTATCGATGTCATCAAATATAAAACGCGTGCCCTTACGACTCCTATTGGCAAACCAGGTTGCTTCTCTCATCACAGCTTCTGTTGTGTGAGGCCCATCGAAGAAAACTAAATCATATTGGTTTACTAATTTCTTTTTACCATTGTGATAAATGGGTACACCATTACCAAAAGCATTCATGTATTCTGTATCTTCTAGTTGGAATAGGACTGTTTTCTGGTGGTGTTCAAAATTTTTATTAAAAGTTTCTTTCATTGAATTAGGATAGGTGGGCCGTTTAAAAGATCCATCAGCATTTTTTATAGGTTGTTTGTTATCATCTATCCAGTATGCAACGAATCCTTCTTTATGATCGATATGTTTGTAGTCAATATCTCCATACGGATCTATACCAATATGGACGTGTGGTTGTTTGATTGTTTCACATATAACATGAGAACTATAACCTTCCCGCACTCCTATCTCCAGTGTAGTTATAAAATCAGTTGACATTACATTCAATTGATCAGTCCATTTAGCTAGTAGACTATACTCTAAACTATCACCACTTATCACAATACACTCTTTTCTGGTTCAAAGTCTTGTAGTATTTCTAACTTCTCTTTTGCATTAGCAATTTTTTCAACTAATTTATCACACTCTTCAACATGTTGAGGATGTTCCCCAATACCCACAGAGTTTTCTAAATAAATTTTTAAAGTTGCATCTGCATGTGCAATGTCTGCATTATACTTTGCTTCTAATGCGTCTAGGATTGCTCTTTTCATATTATTACTCCTATTATAAATCCAACGATAAAACCTATTGATACTAAAACAATTTCTTGTCTGTAATACAGAGACTTAGTCGCTAAATCTTGTTTCCATTTTTTATTATTAATTTGGAACTTCCCGAACAGTATCATCTTCGTCCTCCTCTATTTCGCCTTGATTGTTGCAGAAAGTACAATCGGCCCATTGTTCTTCCCGTGCTTGATCGAATGGCACTCTAACAAATCCGTTGCCATTACATACGCTGCATATTTTTTTCATATACTATCCTTTCTGTAAAAAACTCACGGGCTTTCATCCGAACATATTCGTGATCAAAACCTGCGTACTGACATACTAATGCAAAATCTCGATTAGGTTCTAAAAAATATTCTCTTGCGGATTGTGTAAATAAATTATTTCTAGGACTGCCGTAACTTTTATTACGCCAGTGTCTACCTACTGCATCTTCCAATGCAACAATTAAAACATTCCTCCACAAAGATCTTATTGGATCTTTTGTTTCCCCGAAATTAAGAGCTTTTGGAAATAGACTTTGTTGATTTGCCATTTAATTTCTTAACTTTCTCTTCAACTAACATTCTAATTACCTGAGCTCTAGATAGAGTGATCCCTGGTGCTAGAGTCTTGGCTAGCTTATCAATGTTGCCATAGCAGGTATGATCTACTGCGAGGCTTTTGTATTTGCTTATGTCTGTCATTTGTTGTATCCTTTCTGTTTATACAATCATATAGGATTATATATAATAATTACAAGTAGGTGTCAATGAAATTCTTTTTAACAATATACATATGTTCTAGCATAGCGGGTAATTGCTTTACTCACGAAACATACCCTAAACCACAGGATAGCTACTATGATTGCGTCCGTAATGGGTTATCAGAGTCATACGAGATATTGTACCAAGGTAATTTTAAACAAGAAGATGTAGTAAAATTAAGAATGTATCCTAGATTCGTGTGTGAAGAGGTCATAGTACCTAAGAAGAAACCCAAGGTAGAAGAAGAGACAACTTCTTTGTCAACCGGTACCATTCTTCGCGGTATTTTTCGTCTCGTGACTTATAATATAAATTAGATAATCTATCTAATTCTTTAACGCCCTTGACCAATGTTGGGTTTGAAATTTCGTTTCTCATGTTTATTCATCCTTTTTTTGTGTCTTCCTATCTTCTTTCTTGATCGTTCTCGATAGTTATTTACTCCGAACGTTGTCTTCTTAGCCATTCTTTATCACTCTCATTTAGTTTTAAATATCTTATACTACCATTAACATGTTGTCTAGTATCAGCACCACAATTTGTACATCTATAATAATCAGTAACGATTGCAACCATAATAGTTTCTTCCTCGCACTCTTCACAATGCCCGTGCACTGTATCAATTTTTGAAAAATTAAATTTTATTTTAGACAATGTCTTTAGCACTTCCCATTATAGGTTTGTATTTTGTTTTACCCTCTGATTTGTATGCGTGTAGGAATGATGCTCTTGGTGTCCCTTCTATCCAGCTGCAGTGAATCCACCCACTATTAGGTTCGCCTGGAGTGTAGAACTCGAGGATCAATTGATCTGGTGAAAGGTTTGATTTAATCCAATCAAATAATTCAGCATTGTCTACTCCAACACATTCGAAATCTGCCGCCTCAGCTTTTGCATGCTGCGATCTAGCCGAGCTACCAATAGCTTCACATAATTCTACGCTACGGAATCCGCTAGTAATTTTAACTCTGCCGAAGTGATCACGTACTGGCTGTAGGATGTTTTCACATAATGCTTTTAATTTTTCTATTTGCTCTGCGTTAGGATTGTTATTGATACCCTTACGTATAGCAGTATCTGATTTAGTTAACTCTGAAAGAGTAAAGTTACGTGATAGATTCATAATTTTTATCCTTCCTATTATATAGTTTTTTAGATTTAAGTATACGTTGTTTATACCTTCTATCTTTTAATAGTTTAGCCATTTGATTTTTTTTGTTTGATTTTTTATTCAATTATTTTTAAAATTCTTTTTCTATCCTGGTAGACCTCTGTCTCTGCTTTTACTTTTTTACATTTGAAGACTACTCGTTCTGGATTTACTTCTTGTTTAGCTATGCGCTTTGAGTAAAGGCACGCTTTTAAAGAATCTTTATAAACATGTTCTATCATCGTCCCATTTAATTCTAATATTAATGCAAATACAATCTCTATCATTGGTGACCATTACCATTTCTAATTAATTTTTCTACATCCTCTGTAAGTTTTTTTGTTCTCTCTTGTAAAAATTCTATGTTTACTGCGTTGTTTCTCATACTCTTAACTTCTACTTCTAACTCATCTAATAATCCTGCGATATGTTCCACCAACATGAAGAGCTCCGCTTCCCCGGAAGACTGACCAAGTTCTCCACGTGGGTATTTGATTCTAAACTCTGTGTTGTGTTGTAGATCTTTTTCAAATAATTCTAATTTTGTACTGTGCTGGTTGAGCTTCTCATTGATACCAAAATAAGCCCAGGTGCCGATTGCAACGAGCGCTATCAAAGACGCAACCGTCTTCATTGGCATCTGCACTTTAGCTTCGTCAGATATTGTTAAAGGTTTGTTACTCATCTTTTGGTTCCGGCATTATAAAGTCTTTTGGAGGCATTTTCAATGTTGTATTATCCATGGTTTTAGCGTCTGGATTATCTTTTAAATATTTTGTCTTCTCTTCTTTCCATAAATTTTTACGTTCAGGTCTTTCCTCATTCATGTTTACAGGCACAATACCTCTACATTTTGATACCAATAAATCAAAGTTTGAGTTGTGTTTAAGTGTAGGATTTCTATTCACTTTGTTACACATCTTCATTAACTCTAATTGTTGTCTAAGTCGTTCATTTTCCAGCGCTAAATCATTCCTTTCATTGCACTGTAAATTACCTAAATACTTTCTAAACGTAAGTCTTACATCTTGACTATTACTTTCATTCCAACTTTGATCATAATTATCGTAATCATACTGTCGAGCTGACACAGATACATCTACCTCACCAGTTCTACATTCGTTAGGGTATGAATTTAAATATTCGTTTCTAGGATATGCAGGGCCCATAAAAGCTAATAGACATAGCAAAATAATTAATATCCCTGTAAAATAATAATTCATCTTGGCTACCTCCATTGTTCATCCTAATAATTTATCTCTCTGTTTAAATCTTTAATATCCCATTCCATTTCATTAACTTTATTAGCTAAAACTTCATATAAATTTTCAGCCATCTCCCATGTTCCTTCAGCTCTTTCAAGTTTACCTGTTATTAAATTTACTTTGTCTGTAAGAACAGTCATGTCTCTTTGAATGTTTTCTATCTGTGCTTTATTTCCATTAATAGTATCTGTTAAGTTTACTACATATTTAACACCAGTAAAAGTTCCGACAAGGACCGAAGCCACTACCGGAACTAATACAAAATTCTTTTTTAGTAAACTTGCTAAATCCATTATCTAGTCCAAAAGATTAATCTTTTAGAAAATTCTTTTATTTTTTTCCAAATTTTTTTAATCATACTATCCTCCACTTGTTCTTCTGTAATACATGTAGGACATGGCAATCCCCTTGTCCGGATACCACAAATCACACAAACATTAGTAGGTTGTGCATATCTTATACTCATTTTTTCTTCTCCTCAATTTCGTAGAAAAATTTATCAGTGTCCTCTGTTCTCCACTGGCGAGAGTCTTCTACGTTCCACTCGCTTGTTTGAACTTTCCAGTCCGGGATATCATCCTTCACAGTAAATGAAGGTATGTCCCATATAATTCTGTTGTTTGGCTGGGCCGCATAGTTGCCGTCATCTAAGGCAAGTATATGTGCGCACTTATGTTCGTGCGGTATTTCTGAATGATCAGTGTCTACTATATTACTCTCTGGGTGAGCCCAGTCAACAGTAAATAAATATTTACCTGAATACCATTTTTTATCTTTACCTATATATTTTCCGGCTTGTCCGTCTAGGATATCGTAAGAAGTAATAGCAGGATAATAACTAAAAGAATTCCAGAGCTCCAACTCATCAAGTCTACGTTGAGGAACTTCTTTTGCTTCAAAGCCACGCTGAATGAAGGCGCTAATCGGGAGACGATAAAAGATAGCCCCATTTTCCATAATCGCATGAAATAGGATAGGACGTCCCGTAATTGACGTAACGCCGAAGATGATACAGTCTTCAACTTCTCCATGATGTCTGGTAAGGTCATATAAGTACTCCCTTCTTATTTGTGCATAAGTTACTGGTATGTTTGCATTTAAATAAGCCATAGTCAATCATTTTATTGAGCCCCAATTTGGGCCCGATTCATAGTCTACCTTATTAGGTATCTTTAAGTCAACTGCATTTTCCATAATGTCTTTTATCTTTGCAGCCTCTAAATCATTGGTCACTGATATATCAAGTTCATCATGTACTTGTATATGTGGTGTGATGCCCTCTTTCCATAAATCTAACATAGCTTTCTTTGTCATGTCGGCAGCACTACCTTGAATTAATTTATTTAATGCTTTGTATGTAAATGCTCTTCTTGCTGCATTGTTATGCCAATAATTTTTCTTACCTGTGTCATTACCATTTTCGTCTAGGAGTGTTGGTCCCATTTGTTGTAACTCTAACATTCTCTCATGATCTTCTGCAGGTACATATTTACCCCAGTCATCACCACGTAAGACAGGTTCATATTTTGGAAACCTACATCTTCTACCAAGTAAAGTTTTTATTTTACCTTTGCTAGATGCAGCGTTCATTAATTTATTCATCAACTGTTTTACAAATGGTACACGAGTATGATATCTTTCTGACAACGCAGAAGCTTTGTCTTTTGATACACCTAACTCTGCCTGTAGCTTTGCTTTACCCATTCCATAAAACAATCCTAGATTAATTACTTTAGCTTGACTACGTGGTATCTCTGCCATGTCTGCTACGATACGGTGAAAATCTGTTTTAGGATTTGAGTCATAAGAATCTGCAATTTGATTTACAGAAGATAAACCAAATCTTAATGCATAGTGTGCAACAAGTCTTGGTTCCTGTTGCGAGTAATCAAAACATCCCCACTTCATACCTTCCTCAGGTATAAACAAACTTCTAATTAGTGGACCTGTATCTGGATCTCTTGCAGGTATTTGTTGTAGGTTTGGATTCTGATATGAAAATCTTCCGGTTACTGTACCACCGTCATCAGATCTTATTTGATTTATCTCCGCATGTATTCTACCACAATGCTCATGTTTTAATATTGTATCTATAAAAGTTGTATTGACCTTGTTTATTTTTCTAGCCTGTGCTATTAATTGCACTGTAGGATGTGGATGATTAGAAAGGAAATTTTTTGTAAATGAAGGTGACTCTGTTTTCTCGGTCTTATCGTAAGGTAAATTTAATTTATCGAAAACTTTTGCAATCGATCTTGCAGCCCATATTTGAGTGTCTACTCCTGTTTCTTTTTTCACTTGGTGTAGTAGCAATTCTTCTTTGGTGGTTAATTCTTTTTTTAATTGATTGGCTGCTTCAACGTCTACCCGCACCCCTAGGAAACGCATATCAACCAAACAAGGAAAAAGATCTGTCTCAAGATTAAAAATATCTTGTATATCTTCTTCAACAATTAATTTTTTTACATGCTGCCAAAGTTCAAAAGTTAACTCTGCATCTTTTTCAGCGTAAGCTCCAACTTCACTTGCAGGCAACTGCCACATGTCAGCTTTTGCATCTAGTCCTCTTGACTTAGCTGCTTCAGTAAGTGACTTTTCATTTTTACCTTTGTTTAAAAAATGCCATGACAAAGTATTGAGTGTGTAAGAAAATCTATTCTCGTCTAGGAGTGAACATGCAACCATTGTATCTACCACTAAACCATTGATATTTAAGCCTAATTTACGTATCCAACATACGTCGTACATAGCGTTATGAAAAATTTTTGTAGCTGGACAATTTAAAATATCTTTAAACCACTCTAAAGTTTTTTCTCGATTAGAGTTTGGACCTTCTGCGTGAGCTATAGGAAAATACCAACTACCGTGTTCAACAGCTACAGCTATCCCAACAACTTCTCCACGTCCTACAACTGCACCTGACCCTAATGATTTTAAACCTGTATCTTTTGTTTCAAGGTCGATAGCTATTTCTTCATGCTCTCTTAAGTCTGGGTATTCTGTATGCATTACCCATTCTGTTTGAGCTTGCATGTAAGTTGGTAGCTTCATATTTTTTCCTTCCGTTTACTTGACGCTCATCAGTATATAGTTTTGCTTGGTTAAGACACTCATCAGCTTGTTTTATAAATCCATTATTTCGTAACCATTCAGCATGAATAGTTAATATTCTATTGTTACTTATTTTTTCTTCCATCTTTCAATTTCAACATTTCTAATTGACAATAATGTACTATCTTTTTAAGATCTTCGATACCTCCTTTTCTTTGATATCTACAAACGTACTTCACAACGTTCCCCTGAAAAAATGAAAGATCATTTTTTGAAATAAATTCGTAAGGCTGTATTGGAAACTTAGTGTAGTGATTCCCGCCTACCTGAGTATATTGCGGAAATGATTCTTTAAATATATCTTTGTCTGTCATAGTTTATATTCCTTTATTACTTTTTTAGCTTTTAATTTATATAGATTATTTCTTGCTCTTGAAATGCCCACATACCACACTCTATGCTCTTCGTCTTGTTTGTCAACACTTTGTTTAATTCCTTTCTGAACTTTACCGCTTTGATGTAAAGATAAAATTACATTATCTTCTTCACCACCTTTTGCTGCATGAATTGTAGAAACAAATATTCTAGCTTTACCACTTAATTTTTCCCCTGCTGCTAACATATTTCTAATATATAAAACTTCTTTGTGTGGCGCTGCAGTAAATACATCATACCATTCTTTATCTTTATTCCAAAATTTTGCATTAGGTATATAATCTCTAATGTCATTTATTTCTGCCTCTTCTAATGACTCTTCTATTTTCCATTTTGTATAAGCTACTGCAGCGTTATAAATTCCAACTGTAAAACTTTTACCCTTATTACTTTGATAGTATAAATTTTTACGTCTAAGTTCTTCCATAATTGAAAGTAAATTACTTTTAGTCCTAGATAAAATTAACCAGTTACCTTCATGTAAGTTCACCTGACCTAGATTATTTATGTGTTGAGCTGACCCTTCTACTGGTCTTGGTAAATATTTTTTATGTTTCCTGATGCCTGCTATACGACTAATAGGTATTTCTGATTGCTGCTGTACAGCTTTTGATATTCTTCTTGAATGTTTTAAAATAATTTCTCTACCAGGTTCTGTAATAAATCTATTTACATCAGCTCCAGCCCAAGCATAGATAGCTTGGTCATCATCGCCAGCTAAATATAAATGTTCAGTTTTAGTTTTTAATATATCAACTAACTTCCATTGTAGTGGAGATAGGTCTTGTGCTTCATCAATAAATATAGCTTTTAGTTTTGGTATCTTGTCTTGTTTTTCAATTAAAGTTTTAATTAAATCGTTAAAGTCCATAAGTTCATTTATTTTTTTATAATCTTTTAAATATCTAGAAATATTTTTTAATGGACCCCAGGTAATAACTTTCCTGTCATGTTCGTTTTTGTTAAATAATTCTTTTATATCTATGTCCAGGTTAATAGCTTTACCTATCATCTGAAAATATGGATTGTTACAAGTTAAATAATGCGTCTGCTCTTCATTATATTTGTCAGAAAAATTTACACGTATGCCTAATTTTTTTCCTATCTCTTCATAATTATAGGGTTGCATAATCTGTTCCTCGTTCATATTCAGGAGATGAAAACAAAACGCATGGATAGTTTGGAAGTATGGAACTTGTTTTTCCGATACTCCCACCCTATCACGCGCTACCCCAGAGGCTTTTTTAGTAAAAGCAAAGTATCCAATCTGGTGATATGGAGTACCAGTTCGAACATATGCTCTTACCCTTTGAAGTAATCGGTAGGTCTTACCTGTACCAGGTGGACCAAAAATTTTAGTTATCTTTGCCATTAGCTTTTTTAAATGTGTCTACTAATTTTCCTTTATAACCCATGTTTCCATGGTGGACTGTTTCTCCATCAACTATGGCATGAAATTTAAATCCAGCTTCCCTCGCTAAATCACAAAATTTTACATCCTCACCAATCCAAATACCGTCCTTAAATTCTGTCTCCCAAAAATTGTAAAGATATTTAGCTGCAGCTTCAGGTATAGAACTATGGTTTTTAATTTGTAGATTAGGATGTTTAGCCATTAACTGTTCATAAACTTTTCTATGTATTAAAGTTAAACCTGCCGGTCCTCTTTTAATTTCACATACACCTTTGCTATCTATATTTATATTCTCATGATCTTCAAAGTTAACTGAATACTTAACAGAGTTGTCTGGTGTTTTCTTTCTGTATGGGCAGCAGATAAAATCTTTTTCTGATATTATCATCCTACCTATAACTTCAGGTTCAAACTCTACATCTGCATCTACAAACAATTGATAATCAAACCCTGAGTTTAAAAATAATGCTGCTAATACGTTTCTGCCATACCCAATGTATGGACATTTAAATGTATTTATTGTTGTTTTTATTTTAGCTTTGGTAAACTTATCAAATAATTTTAACAAAGATAAACAGGTTGAAACATGCATTTGATCGTACGCAGGTAACGATATGCATATGCTTGGTACTTTTTGCGTCATACTATCTCCTTTTTGTCTTCTATTTCTACTTTTTCGTCTGGTGTTTCTTCTCTTTCTAATCCTTCTACTGGTAGTTTTAATACTCTGAGTTGTGGAAAAGATTCTTTGTTATCGCCTTTGGGAAATCTTTTCTTACAGTCAAAGTCTCCCTTGAAGTGTTGGCGAATTAAGTGAGCTGTCCTATCTCTTTTTTGAGTCCAGTCACCTCGTTTAAGTTCTTCATAAAACTTTTGAAATATAAAATAATAATAGTCATCTTCGATTAATACTGATCCACTTTCAAATGCAGTGTTAGTGGTTGCTTCTGGTCCGTTTACATATTCTATCAGAGCTTCTTTTAAAATTTCTATAGGGTTAGTTCCTATAGGTGGTGGCATATCTTTTTTAGTAGCCCATAATCCTTCAAGAATTTTTTGAAACTCGTTCTGTTTTATTATTGGTGGAAAGATACTTGTACTATCTGCAACTAACTTACGCATTTGTTTTACTTCATCCATACGACTTATGTTCTTTGCGTGCACCTGTACTACATCGTTGTTTCCAAGTTCTACATCAAAAAAATATTCTGGTTCAGGTCTGTAAGTTATTTTAATTAAATTTGAAAGTTGTGGCCAGTGTGTATCTCTGTTACTTCCTATACCAAATTTTCTTTTAATACATACACCCTTTGCACAATATGCGGAGATAGGTAAGTCATAACAAGTATGACCTGCGGTATCTTTTTTCCAAAATTTTATTTTTTCTTTTACTTTCTCATCACCCCATATTTCATCGTACTGTATATAATCTCTAGCTGCTTCTAATACTTTCTTGTCCCAAGACTCTGGATATTTCTTTTTACAAAAGACCATGTAGTTAAATAAAAATCTATCTCTTTCATCTTTTAATTTGGTGCCTGATTCCTGGACCTGTTTACAGATAACCTGTAAGCATGGTGGTCCGTCTTTTAAATCGTCAGGTCCACCTTTTAATTCATCATTTACTTTTTTATTTATTAATTCTTTTAATGAGTCTTTTGTTTGTAAGTTAACTTTGACGACTTCTAAAAAATCTTTGTATTCAATTGGAGAACCATCAGGTTTAAGAGCTCTACGTTCTGTTGTCTTAAAGTATGGTAGATTTATAAAACTACCTACAGTCTTCTCTCCATTTTGATTCTTACCTAGTTTAGTTTGTTTAGGATATATCTCAGTCTTAGATGATAGACCAAACAGGAATAATAAATTTTGTAATACTTCTCTTATTAATGTTGCAGGTACTTTTTCTTTTGTAAAAATATATACATGTAGTCCACCGCTTTTAGATTTGATTGGTATGACAGGTAATTTTTTATCGTCTATAACTTTTAAAAATTTTCCTAGGTTGTAGTCAGAATAATCTTTTGGATCTACATCTATAGCTCCAAATGAGCAAGTGCCTTCATCATCACAAGGTTGTAGTCCTATTGATACTTTGCCGTCTAAATGTTTTTGATAATCTTCGTCTGATATTGCTCTGTGAGCCCAGCCATAATCGCCTGGGTCAATCTTTAATTTACCTGAGTTCTCATCTATGTAACCATTCTCTACATTACAAAAACCAAAGTCTCGTGTTAATCCTGTAAAATACTTTTTAAATTCTTCCATATCTTTATTAAGGGCGTTTCCACTCTCGCTTCCACGCCCTTCTCGCAAGTGTTACTCCACGGTAACTCTATTATACGATGTCTCCAGTATTTTTAGGCGCATCATATTTTGGTTTTGCTGCACCTTTAGATACAGTTTTTTGAAGTTGTTGTGCAACTTCATACAACGATGCATCGTCTTTATTACTGACATCAAGATTTCTTACTCTTGATGGTTTGTAGACATGCCAGCTTTTACTGCCCGCAGTTCTGCCAACAGTTTTTAAATTATAAACTGCTGCAAAAGATGCAGGATTGAAAGAACCTTTATCATCTGAGAATCTAAGATTCTTGATCATATTGTTAAGTTCTCTTGCTGGAGAAAGATTTGACGATCTCATTGGAATGACCGCTGGTTTAACTTCACCATCTGTTATTGCCAACACATAGAAGTAAGCTGTCTTCTCAACATAGTTACCATTAGGTAATCTATATCTACCATTCTTTTCTTCTTTAGCATCAGCTGGAATATCGATGTGAGTTCCAACAGGAGCAGAAGCACTATCGCCTCTCTCTTGCCATTCAGGATATCTAGTCTGTGCGTGAGCTATCACCACATCTAGACCCTTGTTGCTCTCAATGAGAGATCCAAAACCTGATGAATATATCATCCCTGGTTTTGCACCCGCTACGTGTTTAGCGTCTCTCTCATTACATTCTGGAGAAAGTTGATGTAGGATTTTTAAGATCGGAGTTGAAACATCGTCCGACTTAATTTCCTCTGCACCTTTACCAGAGTCTGCTCTGAGATTGATTGTTGCCAATGCACCTGCATTGGTCTTTGTTGCTACTTGACTATCCATATATCCTCCTATTGATTTGTTAGTCTATTGTTTTGGTTTGTTTTTAATTTGCGTTTGATTTTTTTCAAACGTGTTGAATAACTCCGGAGGAATTTTTCCACCACGTGAATGAAAGTCCTCCAAAGTTAATCTAAGGGTTGAGGCATGAACTGAAACTTTTTGTTCCGGATCATAACCTTGTCCTTTTGCAAGGGTAGCGTAAGCCATTGCCTTGTTATCTTCAGCTTTGCCAAACCGAACTGTGATTTCGTTTTTCACAATATCGCCTAGGCCAGCAGTACGAAGCCAGTCATACGCTTCTTCTTTTTTATCAGCTTTGATTGAAGCGAAATATTTATTGCCAACAGATATTTCAGATCCATCTGCTAGCTTCATAGATTTTAAATTTAACTCTGCCATCAAGTCAGGGATAACAACCCCGCTTATATAATTTTCATTATTTTTTAATTCTTTTATTTCATTTTCTTTGTTAAGAATTTCTTGCTGAACAGCTTGTAGTTTGGAAATCTCTTCCGAGATTTTTTGTGGATTTACTTGTGACACCTGAGAGGGTGCATCTTGTCTGAGATTAATGTCTTTCATTTTTACTCCTTATTGTTTTATTAATCTAATCTTAGTTTATTAAAAACAATATAGGGATAAAATTTTTGTTGTCAACTTATTTGTGATGTATATTTATTTCTATTGGATAATAAGTTTTTTCTTGACGGTCCCACTTTAATAATTTGTATCTACCATTAGTTGTGTCTGCCACAATTGAACATACTACACCTATGATTGCAGGATCTCCTGATAATAAAAGATAATCATGTGAATTATAGTCTTTTAGAAGAGTTCTAAGTTTGTGAATTAAAGGACCTGGAGATAGAATCATTTGCGAAAATTCTGGTAGCATTGTCACGATATCGCCATATTTCTGTGCCCCTAAAATATTATATTTAGGTTCACCTTTAGAAGTACCTGGTATTTCCTGAATTAAATAGACTTTTGATTTAGTCTCTTTGGGATGATTTTTAAATTGCATATTGACTTTATCTCTTTCATCCTATATATACATTATTAGAAAGATAAGTAAATGATAAACTATAAATTTAAATCGAAGCCTTATGCGCATCAGCTCAAAGCTTTAGAACGTTCTTGGGAGCAAGAAAATTTTGCCTATTTCATGGAAATGGGTACAGGTAAATCTAAAGTATTAATAGACAATTGCGCTATGCTTTATGATAAAGGCGATATAAATGGGCTATTATTAATAGCTCCTAAAGGTGTATATAAAAACTGGTACGAGTCTGAAATTCCTAAACACCTACCAGACCATATTGAAAAGAAAATGGTATTGTGGAAAAGCTCTGACAAGTCAGGTGAGCAAACAAAAAAATTAAATGTTTTGTTTGAAACTGGTACAGACTTTCACGTATTAATTATGAACGTTGAAGCGTTCTCTTACGACTTTGGAAAAGAATTTGCTCGTAGATTTTTGTCATCACATAAAGCGATGATGGCTATAGATGAATCTACAACAATCAAAACTCCTACAGCCAAAAGAACCAGAAATATTGTAGGGCTACGTGAGTATGCTAAATACAGAAGAATCTTAACTGGTTCTCCTGTTACTAATTCGCCATTAGATCTCTTTGCTCAATGTGCCTTTCTTGATCCCTGGCTCCTGGATCATAGTTCTTATTATACTTTTAGAGCTAGATATGCAGCTATGAAAACAATTAACCTGGGCGCACGTTCAGTTAATGTGGTTGTAGGATACAGAAATTTAGGTGAACTTTCAGCTAAGATACAACCGTTTTCAGAAAGAGTTTTGAAAGACGATTGTTTAGATCTACCAGCTAAAACTTATATGAAACGTATGGTGACCATGACAGGACCACAAGAAAAAGTTTACAAAGAAATGAAAAAGTATGCGTATGCACAACTAGATGGTAAAGAAGTTACAACGTCTACAGTGATGGTGCAGTTAATGCGTTTACATCAAATTACTTGCGGTCATTTCACTGCTGATGATGGCACAGTGCAAGAAATCCCATCAAGACGTGTAGATGAACTTATGGATATTCTAGATGAAGTAGAAGGTAAGGCTGTGATCTGGTCCCATTATCAAAAAGATGTGCAAAGAATAATTAAAGAAATAAAAAAGAAACATGGTGAAGGATCTGTTGTAGACTATTATGGTCTAACTCCTCAAGAAGAAAGGCAAAATAATATAAAGAAGTTTCAAGAGGATGACAAGTGTAGATTTTTTGTAGGAACTACACAAACCGGCGGCTATGGTATCACATTGACTGCTGCGAGTACAATGATTTATTTTTCAAATGGTTATGATTTAGAAAAAAGACAACAGTCAGAAGCTAGAATAGATCGTATCGGTCAGGAAAAACCAATGACTTACATTGACATCATGACAGAAGAAACGATTGATGAGAAGATTGTAAAAGCTTTGCGTAAAAAAATTAATATTGCAACTGAAATTATGGGTGAAGAATTAAAAGAATGGATTTAAAAAAGTCCTTTGTCTATAACTTTTTCTAGCAACAGAAGTGATACTGCCCCAACAGTACCCAATACCACCCAATAGATCTTGTCTATCTTACCACCCAAATCGTGAATACCTTCGTGCATGTGTTTCATATCTTTTTTGATACCTGTAATATATCCATATATAGATAATAAATGTTCTCTTGTACTCTTGGGTTTTAATTTATCGCCAGCGGGCATTATGTTATCATTCCTCTTGATTTTAGTTTTATCATTTTTTCTTCTTCGGATAGTAGAGCATTCTCTGTCATGGTCAATCCGTTATTTAGTTGCGCTGTCTGACCACTATTAATTACGTTAGGGTTGACGGCGGTCTTGACTACATTTTCTGGTAGTGGTGGTGTTATTAGTGATGATTGATCATCAGATGTTGGTATTAAATAAGTTTCTATATTTAAATCAAAGTCTTGATTAAGTTTTAGTTCTGACATATCTAAAGACATTTGTTCAATTACTTCTAGTATTTCATCCGTAAGAACATTAGGTATATTTTTATCTTCAGCTAATTGTGCAAACTGAAGCGCTGCTCTTTTTGAAATTAATAATGGAAAAAACTGATTGTCTTCAATATTGTTATACAAAGGTCCTTCATTTCTAGCACCAAATATTTCTTCTATTTTATCGTCTCTCATACCCAATGTTTTAACTGCATCGTATACTCTTCTTAATTTACTGTAGTCTTCATAAAACGATTTATTAGCTTCGAAGTATTGTCTTATAATTTGATTTTTATCTGTTACTGGATCTCCTGTTCGAAGTTCTTCAAATATTTTTTTAGCTTCATTTTTTTTCGATTCGTTAAACTCTGCTATTTTAAAGTCAAAGTTTCTTTCTAAATCTAAAGGTACTTTTCTAAAACCTACAAAACCAAGTAATTCATCTGGCACTTCGTATTTAATACCTGATTGAGTCTTTTTTCGTATAGCATTTATTAATCTTGTAATCTGCGGTATTGATCCAGGTGATAATGTGTAAGCTACGTGCTGCGTAGATTTACTCCATTTGGTCATTAGACTATCTTCTGGATTCCATACAGGGCTACCATTATCTTTAACTCCATTTCTAATCATTATGTCAGCAACAGCTCCAAACCAAATAGACTCAGAGAAGAATGGCTCTAATACTTTACCCATTGCTCGTGTTAATCCATTTACAAAACCAACAATTAATGGATCATCTTCGTTAGCTATTTTTGCTTTTTCAACGTTAGCAACAATAGTGTTAACAGGTTGAATCATAGTGTCGTAAAAGAAACCATGACTAAAATCTATATATTTATATTTACCATCTTCATATACTCCAATGATTGTATTGTCTTCCGACCATACAGGTAAGATCTCTCTCATTGCTGTAAGTTTTTCTCTAGTGATACCGTACAAAGCAGAGCCGGCTTTCATAGCTGCAATTGGAAAGAAACCATATGTTAGTGCTTGACCTAACAATCTTTTCATACCTATTGTTTCTCTAATAGGATCTTTTATTTCATACAAAGAACGCATAGTTGTATTACCACCTGTTCTAAAAATTTCTGATGGGAAAGATGCGAAACTTCCAAGTGGTGATCTTCTAATTCCTTTTACAAAGTCTGATACGTATGCATAGTTAGGAACTGTTTCTCTTACAACCTTAGCTGCTTCTTTCATAAGGTCTAAGTCTTTTGGCATCTTAACAAATGTACCATCTGCATTTTTTAAACCAGCTGATATAGCTGACTTGTATGCTTCTTTTAATTTATGTCCTTCCGCTAAGAAGTTAATGACCCTAAATATATCATCCTCTGCTGTGTACGCGTCTGTTGCTACACCATATAATTTTTTAAATTTACTGGTTGTGCTATTTACTAATTTATTAAAAAATACTTCTGCTGATGTATTTCTTTGGCCAGCTAATGTTATGTCTCCTATTATTCCTTCAACTTCTCTAGCAATAATATTTTGATTAACTACTCCTTCTTCTAATAAAAATCTATAAAGCTTTTGATTTGTAGGCGTGTTTCTATATAGCAACTGTGGTTGAATAGTATTGAATGCAGTTTTTGCAAACTCTGCTAATTTTAAAGGACTAATAAAAATATTACCGCTATGCACTGTAGTAAACACAGCAGAGAAAAAATTTCTCATGTGTGTAAATGGACCTAAGATAGTTTTACCTGCTTGAGATAAACCTTTTGGTATTAACATCATAGCTCTGTAAGGAAGTGATCTTGTTAAACCACTACCAATAATTTGATCTCCTACTTTTACTGCATCGGCCCAAGCTTTAGTTGTAAACATACCATCTAAAGGTGACGTATAAACGTCGTCAGATAATCTTGTTGTAAGTTTTAAAGGTTTAGATATTTCTTGATAAGGTAATTTAGCTAACGCTGCATTGTAACTTGGATAAAATAAAGCTCTCTCACCATTTTTAAGTAAGACATCATTTTGTTTTAATAACGATGTGTAAAAATTATCTCTAGCAACGATCTCACCTAGGTCAGTCATAACATTGTAGATAGTATTTTTTGCATCTTTGTAGCTACCAAATAAAGTTTTAAATGCTTCTAAATCTGATTTAGTCTGTATTATACCTCCGTCTTTTGTAGCTTTAAATTTACCACCAGCTGTAATGTTATCACCAATGTTTACAATCTGTATAGCTTTGTCATCTAATATATTTACAGATCCTATAGGAAATTCAGGTGTGTTAGATACAGGGTTTTTAGTTACACGTTTTAATATGTTATTAACAACAATCATAGCATCATCTATAGAAAAGTTTTTCTCACCATTTCGTTTATGATACTTTTGAATAATTCTAGCCACATCTTCTTTAGCAGCAAGGGTTGGTTTAAA